AGATTTAAATACAGAAGCGGGTTATGATACTCTTGCTGTTTCAGATGATATATTAGATTTTACAGAAAGAAATCCTTTTGGTGAGGTAGATGAATAATGTTTGGTACTCATTTTTATAATCAAGGTTTAAGAAAATTAACTATTGCGTTTGGTCAAATTTTTAATAATATAGTTCTTCAACAAAAATCTAGTACAGGTGCTATTACTAAAAGAATACGTGTGCCTTTAGCTTATGCACCTAAAGAAAAATTTATCCAAAGATTAGAACAACAAGCAAATTTGCAAAAGGGTAGAACCTTTGCAATTACTTTACCTAGAATGGGATTTGAAATCAAAGGATTAAAATATGACGCTACTAGAAAATTAAATAAACTTCAAAAAACCTGGAGAGTTAAAACAGATGATTCAACAGTACATAATTTTAATTATGCACCTGTACCATATGATATAACTTTTAACCTTTATTCTTTTACTGCAACAGCAGAAAATGGATTACAGATTATTGAACAAATACTACCTTTTTTTCAACCTGATTATACAGTTACAGTTAATGTAATTCCTGAATTAAATATTAAAAGAGATATACCAATAGTTTTAAATGATGTAAGTTATGAAGATACTTATGATGGTGAATTTAATAAGCGAAGAGCTGTTATATATACTTTAGCGTTTACTGCTAAAACTTATTTATATGGACCTATGTCAAAAGGTAAGGTTATCAGACAAACACAAGCAGATTTAGGATCATCTACGGATGCTCCTTTAGCAACTGAAGAAAGAATTATAGTTATACCTAAACCTGAATCGGCGGATGCTGATGATGATTTTGGATTTACAACTACAATATCTTTTTATGAAGGCGGTGTATAATGAGTAAATTAGAAGATAGTGTAAATGAAATATTAGGTTTAGATAGTAAAAAAATTGAACCTGAAAAATTTGAAGTACCAGTACCAAGAGATACTGGAAAAAATGTTACTGTAGAAAAATTTTTAGATAAAGATTCTGATTATAGTAGAGAAAATTATTATAATTTAATAGAAAAAGGACAAGAAGCAATACAAGGAATATTAGATATTGCAAAAGAAGGACAACACCCTAGAGCATATGAAGTTGTTGGTCAGTTAATTGGACAAGTTGGCGATACAGTAGATAAACTACAAGACTTACAAAAGAAATTAAAAGATTTAAAAGAATTGCCTGGAAGAACAAATGCAAATATTAAAAACGCTTTGTTCGTAGGTTCAACTGCTGAATTACAAAAAATGTTAAATAAAAAACGTGAAAATGAAACTGTTAAAGATGAACCAAATAAAAAAATTTAATGAATTAAAAGAACATATATTACCACTTAATAGTTTTATCGCAGGTTGGTATATTGATCCTAAAATTTGTGATGACCTTATAACCTTATTTAAATCAAAAAAAGAACATCAAAAGCCAGGAGTTATAGGTGGACCTTTCAGTGTTAAGAAGCACCAAAAAGATTCTATAGACCTAGGTCTTCATCAAAATTTTACAGATGAAGTTTTTGTAAAATATACAAAACAATTGAAAGAAATTATTGGACTATATCAAAAGAAATATCCTGAAGTTCAACAGCTTAATAAATTTGGAATGATTGAAGGAGCAAATATACAACACTATCCACCAGGAGCAGGTTATTTTGCTGAGCATTTTGAAAGAATGGGTATAATGGAAAATCGTTGTCTTGTTTGGATGACTTATTTAAATGATGTTCCTGAAGCTGGTACACATTTTAAATATCAGAATTTAACAACTCCTGCTAAAAAAGGATTAACGCTTATTTGGCCGACTGATTTTACTCATACACATAGTGGACAAATCACCAAGCACCACGAAAAATATATTATAACTGGTTGGATGGGGTATATTAGAAATGATAAATATATACCAGAAGAGAAAAAACAATGAGTACAACAGACGCATATTTAGGAAACCCAAATTTAAAGAAAGTAAATACTGAAGTTGGATTTACTAAAGATGAAATTGAAGAATTTGATAGATGTGCTAAAGACCCAATCTATTTTATGGAGAAACATATGAAGATTGTTTCCCTTGATGAAGGTCTTATAGATTTTAAATTATATCCTTTCCAAAAAAATATAGTAAGAACAATACATAATAATCGTTTTACGATTGCAAAACTACCTAGACAATCAGGTAAATCTACAACAACAATTGCATATCTTTTACACTATGCAATATTTAATCCGAATTCAAACATAGCAATTCTTGCTAATAAATCTTCAACTGCTAGAGATATATTAGGAAGACTACAACTAGCCTATGAAAACTTACCAAAGTATATACAACAAGGTGTTATAAACTGGAACAAAGGTAGTATTGAATTAGAAAATAAATCTCAAATTATTGCGGCCGCTACATCTTCAAGTGCAATAAGAGGAGGTACATATAATATAATATTTCTTGATGAGTTTGCTTTCGTACCTGCTAACATAGCTGAAATGTTTTTTAGTTCTGTTTATCCTACTATTACATCTGGTAAAACTTCAAAGGTTGTTATTGTATCAACCCCACACGGTATGAATCAGTTTTATAAATTATGGATGGATTCTGAAACTGGTAAAAATGATTATATTCCTATTGAGGTGCATTGGTCAGAAGTTCCAGGAAGAGATGAAGAGTGGAAAGAAATGACTATAAGAAATACATCTAAAGAACAATTCCAACAAGAGTTTGAGTGTGAATTTTTAGGTAGTGTTGATACATTAATTTCACCAATTAAAATTAAAGCAACTCCTTATATGACACCAATAACTTCAAGTGGTAATTTAGATGTGTTTGAACACCCTATAAATGGTAGAAATTATGTTTGTACAGTTGACGTAGCAAGAGGAGTAGAGAGAGATTATTCAGCGTTTTTAATTTTTGATGTAACACAAATGCCTTATAAAATTGTAGCAAAATATAAAAGTAATGATGTTAAACCTATTTTGTTTCCACATATAATATCTAAAGCTTGTACAGGTTATAATAAGTGTGAAATACTTGTTGAAACAAATGATATAGGACAGCAAATAGGTGAATCATTAAATTATGAATTAGAGTATTCTAATCTATTAATGACTACACAAAGAGGACGAGCAGGACAGATTTTAGGTGCAGGATATAGTGGAAGAGGAAGTGGTTTTGGTGTTCGTATGACAAAACAAATTAAAAAAATTGGTTGTTCTAATATCAAAACATTGATTGAAGGTGATAAAGTAATCATTAATGATTTTAATATCATAGAAGAAATGTCAACATTTTCTCGTAGAGGTAATTCTTGGAAAGCAGAAGACGGTTGTAATGATGATTTAATGACTTGTCTTGTATTATTTGGTTGGTTATCTAATCAAGCGTTCTTTAAAGAATTGACTAATACAAATGCTAGACAACAATTATATGAAGAGCAAGAAAAATTAATAGAACAAGATATGGCACCTTTTGGATTTGTAGATGATGGTATACCTGACTGGGAAAAACCAGAAACCGATGAATATGGAACAGTTTGGTATCCAGTAGTGAGAAAAGGGCTCTAATTTGCGTAAATTATAAATATCCGTAGTAATGAGATTTGACTATGGGCGTAAGAAAACTTACGAGTTTTGAATATTTTAAAATTAAATTAGCTAATTAAAAGGAGAAAACCTAATGGCATTTCAAGTATCACCAGGTGTTCTCGTACAGGAAAAAGATTTAACAAGAATCATTCCTGCCGTATCAACTTCAACTGGAGCTTTTGCTGGACAATTCAGTAAAGGACCTCTTGATGAAATAGTAACGATAGGCAGTGAAGGTGAGTTAGTATCTACATTTGGAAAACCAGATAGCTCAAACTTTGAGAGTTTTTTTAGTGCTTCAAATTTTTTACAATACTCAAATTCTTTGAGGATTGTTCGTGTACAGAATGCTAATGTGTCAAATGCAACTGAAAGTGGTAGTGCATTTGTCGTAAAGAATACTACTGATTACCAAGATAATTATGCTGACGGTTCTGGTTCTGTAGGACAATGGGCAAGTAGAACAGCAGGTGCGTGGGGAAATAATTTACAAGTTTCTCAATGTGCTTCTGCAACTGCCTATGAAGAAACATCTAAAACAACAGCAACAGCGGCTTCCGTTGGTGCTACAGTTGTAACAGTTGCTTCTGGTACAGGAATTAGTGCTGGAGATATAGTTAACTTTGGTGATGAATATGAATATAGAGTTGTTAGTGTTGCAACTAATGACTTAAGCATTGTAAGAAAAGAAGAACCTTCTTACTATGGAACAACTAACTCCTCTGGATTACAATCGGCAATTACTGGAACGCCTGCTGTAAGACGTAGATGGAGATATTATGATATTTTTGACAAGGCACCAGGAACATCACCTTATGCACAAGCAAGAGGTGGGGTCAATGATGAATTGCATATAGCAATCATTGATGAAGATGGTGATTTAAGTGGAACTAAAGGGTCAGTTTTAGAAAAATTTGCTGCTTTATCAAAAGCTTCAGACGCTAAAACACCACAAGGTGATACTAATTACTATTCAGATGTAATTTACAATCAATCAAATTACATTTTTTGGATGGATCACAACGCTTCTGGTTCTAATTGGGGCAATACAGCAACAAGTACTACATTTACAGATGTAACTTCTGTAAATAATGTATCATTAATAAATGGTGCAGATGGTGTAGCTGCTACAACTGCTCAAGTTAAATCTGCTTATGAAAAATTCCAAGACTCTGAAACAACAGATGTTGGATTAATCATTGCAGGTTCAGGTGACTCAACACATATAGATAACTTAATTACTATTGCAGAAAATAGAAAAGACTGTGTAGTATTCGCTTCTCCAGAAAGAAGTGATGTAGTTAATATAACAAATACTAACACACAAAAAGATAATATTGTTTCGTTTTTTAACGGAGTAGGATCATCTAGTTATGTATTTTTTGATAGTGGTTACAAATATATGTACGATAGATATAATGACGTGTACAGATATGTACCTTTAAATGGCGACACAGCAGGATTGACAGCAAGAACTGACTTAATAGCAGACGCTTGGTATTCACCTGCAGGCTTAAATAGAGGTGTTGTAAGAGGTGCAGTTAAACTAGCATTTAATCCAACTAAAAATCAAAGAGATGAATTATACAGAGCAAGAATAAATCCTGTGACAACATTCCCAGGACAAGGAACTGTATTATTCGGTGATAAAACTGGATTA